ACTTTAACTGATATAGACTTTTATTTTATACTAGATACATATACTTGTAATTATGAAATATTAGAGTGCTACTATGCTACATATAATTATTTACCTAAAACATTTATTAATTTTGTCTTAGATAAATACGAAAATAAAACTAAATATAAAGATAATCCAGAATATGAGTTAGAATATCAAAAAGAAAAAAATAAATTCAATAGTTTATATGGTATGAGTGTTACTAATATGATAAGAGATGAAGTAGTTTTTGATGATGAGTTTAAAACTTGGAATGAAGTAGAACTAACTAATGATGATATTATAGAAAAATTAAAATATGAAAAGAAAAAAGCATTTCTTAGTTTCGCTTATGGTGTATGGGTAACAGCATATGCTAGAAACAATTTACTTCGTAGAGTAATTGAAATGGACGAGTATGTTATATACTGTGATACAGATTCAATTAAATTAAGACAAGGATATGATAAAAGCATAATAGAAAAGTATAATGAAACAGTAAAAAATAGAATCAAGTTTGTATCTAATTTATTACATATAGATGAAAGTAGATATGCTCCTAAAGATATACATGGCGTTAGTCATATGTTAGGTTTATTTGAATCAGAAACTAAAGAGGGACATAATTATACATATGATGAATTTATCACTCAAGGTGCTAAAAAATATGCTTATAAATTAGATGATAAAATAAAAATAACAGTTGCCGGAGTTCCTAAAAAAGGAGCAAATATTTTAACTAAATTAGATGATTTTAAAGATGATTTAGTGTTTGATTTTAAAGATACTAATAAAAATATATTATTTTATACAGAGAATCAACCTAAATTTGAAGTAACTGATTACTTAGGATTTAAATATACTATTACTGATAAAAGTGGGTGTTCTTTAATGCCTACTACATATAAATTATCAAAAAGTTTAGATTATGCGACATTACTTAATGATAATTCAAGTAAACGAGCTAGATATAAGGAGGAATAAATGAAAAGATTAAAAAGAGTAATAAAAGAATTTATGACTTATGATAGAGTTTATTATAATGGTAAATTATCAAGTGCTATTATAGTAATATTATCATTTATACTTATAATTTTAATAGGAGTGATTATATGGATGATTTAGAATATATAAAAAAGTTTTCAAAAATAACAATAAAAGATGTTTGTGAAAAAGCTAATGTAGATAAATCTAATGTATTTAATGGTAAAGCTAGTAAAAAGAAAATAAATAAAGTAAGAAAAAGAATTGAATCAGAAGTTGCTAAACTTTATATAGTAGATGATTCTAATGGCTAGTAGAGAAAAAGTCCATTATAATATTGATTTAATAGATTCACTTGGTGCAAATTTTAATATAATATATGGAGAAAGAAGTAATGGAAAAAGTTATCAAGTAAAACATAAAAAAGGTATTTTAAAATACTTAGAAGATACTACTAACTATCATGATCCATATACAAATAAAGGTAATATCATAAAAGAATGTATTAAAGCTGGTTCTCGTTTTGTATTAATGAGAAGATGGAGAGAAGATATATCTAGTGAATGGATAGAAAAATATTTTGATGATGTCGATATTATAAAATTAACTGATAACAAATATAATTGTGTATCCTTATTTAAGAAAAAAATATATTTATCTTTTTATAATACCGAAGTTGGTAAATTAACTCGTGGAGATGTTATTGGCTATGCTGTTGCATTATCAACTGAACAAAAATATGCTGGTGCAAGTTTTTTAGATGTTACTGATATTATATTTGAAGAATTTATGGCTCGTGGTATTTATATAAGTGGAGAGCCAGATAAACTTATGAACTTTTATTCTACTGTAGATAGAAAAAGAGGAACTACTAGATTATGGCTTGTAGGTAATACTATTACAAAAGTATGTCCTTATTTATATGACTGGGGACTTTTGGATATAGTTAAGAAACAAAAACAAGGAGAAATTAATACATTATGGATTCCAACTGGTGAATTTGATGAAGATGGAATACCAGTAGAAGTAAAAGTTGCAATTGAATATTGTAAATCAACTGGTAACTCTAGTTATATAATTGGAAAACATAAAGATATGTTAAATAAAGGAGAATGGCAAAGTGATCCTCAACCACACTTGCCAAAAAGCTATAAATGTTATAAAATGTTGTATAGAATAATATTTCAGTATCAAGGCTTTAAATTTATCGGAGAATATCTAATGGATAAAGAAAGTAAAGATACATGTTGGTTTATATATCCTTATGAGGGAGAAATAAGAGATAAAATAATAGTATTTTCTGATGTAATTAAAACAAGTCCATACTGGCAAAAAGATATTTATAATCCATTAATAAAAAATGATAAATTAAAAGATTTATTAAAAACATTTAAAGAGAGTAATATATTTTATGCTAGTGATATATGTGGTACTGATTTTAAACAAGTAATTGATTTTCAAATAAGAAAATAGAAAGAGAGGTAATTTATGAATAATACAAAAAATTCCATAGTAATATTGGCTAGAGATATTAATATGGATAGAGAATATCAAAATATATTAGATTATACAGAAAGTCAAATAGTAGAGTTATTAAGAAGTAATGATCATTATGTAACAGAGCAAAATAATTATAGTTTTTTAAAAGTAGGAGAAAATAAAATTTCGGTAGGTATTCCTTATAATACTTGCTTACAAGCTAATTATATAGCTATGCAAAATCCACATTATAGTAATAAATGGTTTTTTGCTTTTATTGATAGTGTAGAATATAGTAGTGAAAAATCAACTATTATAAATTATACAGTTGATGAGATTAGTACATGGTGGAGTTATTGGGCTAGAAAAGTATGTTATGTAGAAAGAGAACATGTTAATGATGATACAGTAGGACTTCATACAATACCAGAGGGGCTTGAGACTGGAGATTATATATGTAATGCAACTGATACATCTTTATTTACTGATTATGCTTATATGATGCAAGTATCAGAAACAGCTACCGGTACGCCACAAAAATTATATGCAACTACTGTAAATGGAATATATATGAGTGGAGGTTTTTATATTTTTAAAGATATTAGATCTATGATTAATGTAATGGCAGCAATAACAAAAGATGATGTAATTAAAAATATTTATATTGTACCTAGATTTTTACTAAATGTCTCAGATACTGATTTTGGTACATTATGGGATGGACAAACTACTCCAATATTTTATAGTAAAACTGTTACTAAACAAACAACACTTGATACATATGTTCCTAAGAATAATAAGCTACTATGCTACCCTTATAATTATTTACTTGAAACAAATAATAATGGAGCAAGTAATATATTAAAATATGAAATGTTTACTAATAATCCATCATTTTCAATAGGGGGATGTGCAACAGTTGGGGCATCTATTATCTCGATTCCTAATGACTATAAAGAGGGTATGGAAACTAATATGTTAATAGCTGGTAAATTTCCTACTTGCTCATGGAGTGAAGATGCTTATACTAACTGGCTTACAATGAATGCTGTTAATGTTTTAGGGCAAGATATTGATCCAGTAACAGCTGGTTATGGTATGTCAGCTTTACAAGGTATTGTAGGAGCTGGAATGATAGCAAGTGGGAATCCAGTTGGAGCTAATTTAATAGGCTCAGCCTTGAGTAATGCTTTTGCAACATCTCAAGCTGTAGAACAGCATAAAAGAATACCAGATACATTTAAAGGAAATATTAATGGGGGAGACTTTTTAACAGCAAGTGGTAGAAATGGCTTTTACTTTTATAAAATGAGTATTAAAAGAGAAATGGCAGAATCAATTGATGCTTTCTTTACTAGATTTGGCTATAAAGTAAATGCCCTAAAAACTCCTAATTTTACTGGTAGGAGATACTGGAACTTTGTAAAGATATCAGGAGGAGAAATAATAGGATATTCTAATAATCAAATATCAGTACCAGAATCAAGTATGGATATAATTAATAGAGTATTTAGAAATGGAACTACAATATGGCATGATCATAGTAATATAGGGAATTATAATTTAGATAATACTATCAATTAAAAAAAGAGCATTTGCTCTTTTTTATATTATTTTACATATGATTTATACAGTATTACCTGTACTATCTACCCAACCATTAGATTTTCTCCAAATAGGTTTATTTAATGTTGTATCAAAATACATTAAACCTATATATAAATTTTGTGTAGGTCTTTCTTCAGTTGTACCTCTTAATACTATTGGAATTTCAATTGCGTCCCATGTATAAGTATTAATCTCATTAGTTATTGCTAAACCCAAAGCATTCATTAATAGTGGGTCATTATAAAACTGTATATCTCCTTTATGATGTTGTGCTGTATATCTAATATTACTATCTTTACTAGTTGTATATTTAGTTTTACAATCTAACCATAATGTTTTAGTTGAGCTAATATTAGATTCATTAATAGAACCACCCATTGATTCATAAGGTAAATTATCACCATAATAACCACCTATAAATGGATAAATATTTAAGTCATCAGTTACACTATAGTTAAATTGTGCTGTTGGTGTTGAATATCTTTGTTGACATTGGCGACTTGGATATGAATACCATAGTAACATACGTTTATTTTTTTCACCCTGATAATTTTTATAATATCTTAAATTTTTTAAAGATGTAGCAATAGCTGTTGCACCATTACCTTCAGGTTTAAAGAAATATGAATTGTGATTATCTGTATCTAATTTATTAAATTCAATAACGCTAAAGTTATCAATATCAACTACGCATTGGTATTGAGAATATAATACAGCGCAATCTTCAAGATTTATATTATTTTCACTATCTCCGATTTGTCTGTGCATATAAAAGTTTTTAATTGATAGAGTAGTATAATTATTATTAATTTTAAATATATTCTGTGCATTTACACTTTCACAACCACAATCAATAAGTGATAATCCCATACCACCCAAATTAAATAAAGTACCTCTACCATTATCACAACATACATTCATTAATGTTGAATATGATGAGATTATTTTATAGGGATTAGTACACCCAGGTGCATACATAAACCTAAATAAATTTGATGTACCACTTGATAATTCAAGTGCTTTTTCAATGCAATTATAAACTATATTTTCAAATAAACAACTAAAGCAATTAGCATCTATTCCTTTGTATGCTGTTATATTTAAGTTTTTATATGTACTTCTTGGTACATTAGTCCATAATCCTAAACTATCACTTGTTTTATTAAATGAAGTGTCACTATAATTTTCTAGAGATACATTATCAATAACAATTCCTGTTCCTTTTTCTAAACTTTCATTTGTATTAGCACTAATAAATGTTGCATTAATATTATTAACATTTGGATTACTATGATTAGTATAAACACTATTACCTATTTTAACAATTCTACATGTATCTTTATTTTCTCCATAAATAATACTTCCCTTTCCTTGCCAGTATCCATTAGCTCCTCTAGTAATATCTAAAATAATTGGCATAGTTATTAAGTAATAATTATTACTTCCATTAATATTTACTTTTAAATTATTTTCAAAAGCATAATTAACAGCTCTTTGAATATTTTGAGTATCATCATGGATACTATCTCCCTTAGCTCCAAATTGTTTAATATTTATTTTTTCATTTACAACAATTTCACTAATTAAATTAGGATTATTTAGTGATATTATATCCATATCATTTACAACATCTTCATTAGTAATATTTCTAATTTTATATAATGCTCCACCACCATCATTTATAGTGTTATAACCTAGAGTTTTAGCTGTACTTCCATTTACTAAATTAGTAGCTTGTTTCATATCAGCAACTGTATTAAAAGAAAGCACTCCAGCAAGTCCTAAATATTGAGCTATAATATCAGTAAGTTCTCCACTTTCAGCCATTTCATCAAGTTTATTATTAATTTCTTCTTGTACATCTAAATTATCAAAATAATCATGTACATAATCATATAATATTTTAAAATCAGATTCTAATAAATTAACATTATCTACTGTTTTATTTAAGTATTCTACTACTTTACATAATAATTCATAATTAGTAATAGCATCAAAATCTTCATCTATAAAAGGAAAACTTTGTAAAACTTGCATCTTAAATGGTGTTAATTTTATAAATTTCTTTTCATTATTCATATTATCCCTCCTTATACTAATCCATAAAATAATGAATCTAAATCTTTAAATATTAGAGAATATATGTTATCAATATTCTCCATAAATTCTTTATATATCCTAATTTTATCACTAGGACTTCTTGTTATTGTTTCATTAGTTGTATTGGCTGATGTTCCATTTGAATTAGATGTAATTGTACCAGCATCAATATTAGTATCATAATTATAATCAGTCATATAATTACCATCTCTAACATCTTGAATCTCATTTTGTGGCATTTGTGAATTTCTTCTATCAGATGTACTAGATGAATTATTACTAGTAGTATTATTTAAACTATTAGAGCCATTATCTGTTTGTACTCTAGATGTTACTTCTCCACCACTATATAAATCCCATCCATCTAACATATCAAATAATTTATTGTATCTAGGCATTATCTCATTTAATTTAACATTAAGAGCTATTCTAAATTCTGTTGGAGTATCGAATCCTATTCTTCTATGAATAAAGTGATTTAATATCATTACTTCAAAATCTTCACGATTTACTTTATCAGATAATGGATAATCAAAATTAAATATTGTAGTTCTACTACCTTTAGCTAAATTATAAATATTAGTTTTTTCTTCTTTACCATAGTTACATATACTATTCATTAAACTTTTTAATGTTGGAGGCAAATCACAATTAGTTGGAAGCCATGGCATTATTGGAAATGGATACCACATCATTATCAACCTCCTTTTCTAAATATTCGTTAGCTTCTTTTTCAGTTGTAGGAATACCATCATAATATCTTACTTGAATATTTAAATTCCACTTTTTATTAATTTCTTTTAAAGCTCTAACTCTTGGCTCATATCTTGAATATCTACTGGCAATTGTTCCACCTAAACTGGCTGTCATTTCATCTTGAATAAGTCTTTCTTTCTTTTGTTCTACTAAATTAGCAATTCCAATAAGTCTAAAGAACTCAGCCCATTCTTTTTCTAAGTGCATATCAACTTTATCGGCAACATAAGGAGCCGGAGCTATTACAGCGTTGACATCATCTAAATTAATATTATCATATGCTAGGACTGTTTCTACATTTCCATCATAATCATTTAACATATCTTCAACAGTTTTCTTTTTATCTGAATTAGTAACCCAAATACGAGGTGTTTTTTGCTGTGATATATTAATATCAATAACTCTTTTACATAATGCTATTCTTTCACTTGACTGTTGTATATCTAACATTAAAGGGTATCTTCCATTATTATCATACATAATAACAAACTCACCTTGTCTAAGCTCACGTGTATATCCATTAGATCCATATACTTGAATTGTTCTAGGTCTGCCATATACATCAAGTGTTCCCATATTAGTATATGGTAATGCTAATAAGCCTAATACATCATCCATAAAGAAAGCAATACTTCCTTGTCTAAGTAATACACCATTTAAATATGATACATCAATATATTCAGGTAAATTAATAAATTCAAATACATTTTCAGCAAGTGTTTGTAATTGTCTACGATACATCATCACTGTTTTAAAATTACTTAATTGACTATTTACGAGCTTTTTCTTCATAATAATTACTCCTTTCTATAAAATAAAATAGAGAGGGATTTCTCCCTCCCTAATGGGGTGATATAATTTAGGCAACTGTAACAACTGATGTATTAGATTTAGTTGAATCAAATACAGAAGTTGCTGTAACAGTAATACTTGCTACTGTTGCATTTGCTGGTACTGTTAATTTACCACTAGCAACATCAATTCTAACACCATCAGCATAAGCTGAATCATCAACTTTCCATGTTACTGATTTATTAGCAAATCCAGTCGTTGCAACTACTGCTGATAATTCTAGACTTTGTCCAGCTGTAACTGTTGCTGTTGCTGGAGATACTGTAACACTTACTACACTTGGAGCAACTGTTGTAAATACACAACCATTAGCAAATGGTGATGTAGAGATAACTTCATGTGCATGTAAGAATACATTTCTATCCAAAGTTGTTGGATTAACAGATTCTGTTTGTCTCTTTCCATTAACTGTTGGATTAGTATCTAATGCTCTATGATAATCCATAAAGAAGTCTCTAGCAACAATTAATCCTAATACTGAAGATAATTCTTCTTTTTCAGCATCAGTAAATGGAATGTATGCTTCTTCCAAAAGTTCAGCTAGTCTTTCTTCATCACTTTCACTAAATGAATCAATTAAGGCTAAATTTGTCTTAGTTTCTGCCTCATTTAAGAAATAAGATGTAGCTAGTACATTTGTTGAAGTAATAGCTTCTCTTGTTGCATCTAACATT